AAGCAGTGCCTTAGCGACAGCAGCAACGAGTTCATCGTCAACTTTATTTTCTGTCTTAGCTGCTGCTTTCTTTAGCAGTTTGATTACGAAATCTTTAATTACTGAATCTAGATCCTCTGGAATTCTATCAACAGCCTTATTAATGATGCTGATAGCAATAGGCATTAAAAAGTTAATCATGATTAACTAGAGTAAAGGTACTCTATATATACGATCACTTAGGATCAGCAATGTCAATCATATACTTACTGTCATGCTCCTGTGTTAATTGGAGTAGACGCTGACGCATACGCTCTGAGATTTCTTTCTTTGCTTCGCTGTCATCTATTTCAGACTTCTTAACCTCTACTTCTTCAGTTGGATTCTGAGGTTCTACATCTCCACCTGTAGGTGTAGACTTCTTGACCTTTTGCTTGGTCTCTTTAAATGCTTGTGCTGCCTTCTCTTTAATGTCTTGAAGACTGCTTTTTATTTTTGATGAATACAATTCGGACATTAGATCCTCCTTTTTTGGGTTAACTGTCACGTTACCCTTCTTTTTGGTTTTGAGATAGCTATCCTGTGCGGACTTACCATTCTGGTTTACTTCATTAATCATGAGTCAAGCTCCGAGATGTACTCGAGCTCTGCCTCGGTGAATACACCAGCGTCTCTCAACTTGGTGACCCACTCTCGCTCTTCCTTCTTGGTCTTCTTCACTTCATGCTTCTCATAACCTTTGCCATCGCCATCGTCATCCCACCAACGCTTTACCTTGCCCTTTGTTTTCTTAGACTCAGTAAGCATCTGTTGATGTAGTTCTTCGATGTCAATACCTATTACTTGTTCGTTTGCTGTTTGTAACCCCATATCTTCTGGTGCTTTGGCAGTCTTCTCACCCTTTTTACCTACGATGATGTACCTACCGTCATTTTTCTTACCAGTGATTACGAAAGAGTCATTACCATGACGGACAACACGACCAATGTTACGATCCTTGTCGTGCTCTCTCTTCTTCTTGTCGATGTGATCTCTTTCAACAGGAAATCCAGCATAGCCTTCTACAATTGGCTCCCAAGTATTTAATACTTCTACGACCTTATCCATGCCCTTCTTGAGTCTCTCTGTTGGCATGGTTGTGCCATTCTCCAAAGACTTAAGGATCCTTGTCTGCTCGTCTAATGTATACTCCATCAGTGCAGTTGATACTAGCATTTCTAATGTCATTTCTCTATCCTAAAAGAAAGGTTTAAGTTTCTACTTGATTATTTAGGTGCGACTGCTTTTCCACGAATCTCAGCGTTAAAGTCGCTAAACTTCTTGACTCCTTGACCAGGTGTCATATCTTGAAGTGCTATTCTATATGTATCAGTACCGATTTTCCAATCGTTACCACTACCATCGTCTGCTGAGTAGTTTGATTGATCTTTAGAGGTATCTGCAGCCTTCTTCTGGACATCACTTAATTGTCCACCGTCATCCTCTGTGACCTCAGTTACATGTCTTAACCAAGCACGTAACTCAATGTTTCTATCGTCTTTCATAATAATATAATTGGTACCACGATGTACTACATGTCCTCTAAGACCTGTGTCATCATGCTCTACTAATGCTCCTACCTTAAAGATCTGGTTAAGCATATAGAAATCTCTGAATGAATCGTAGTCTAGTTTAGGTGCATACTCCCAGACAGATTCCTTTTTGGTAGTCTTTTTCTTACTCTCCTTCTTAGGAGGTGTCATACCTGTGATAACATCCTTCATCAAGAGTCTACTGTGCTTCTTACTAGTACCTTTAGGCATACCAGCATGGAATGAGTCGTGGTCATCCTTAGAAGCATGGTCTCTTTGCTTAGATGCACTTAAATTTTCGATTGGATCTTCAGAATTTGGATCTCTAGCACCAGCAGACTTGATATTAATACTCTTGAAATCATAGTGGATTCCATTGTATTTGTTAGTGAGTTTCTCAAATTCTTTGACACGATCATCACCTACTACCATGGTTACATGCTCTTTACCCTCGTCATTTATATCTCTGAGGATATCAAACACGTTACGTTGACCTTCATTGTTTTGTATTGCGTCCTTATGTCCTTTGAACATCTTACGCATGTGATCAACCTTTTGTTGAGCATTTAGTGGGTTCTTTTTATGATCCTGTGACCTCGAAGGATAGATCCTATAGTTGCCAGAGTCTCCTCCATGTGCCTTAACAGCATCAAGGAGTTTTCCATGTCCAGCATGAGGAGGATTGAAACGACCAAAAGTAATTGCAACATGATTGTCTGCCTCTTGTGCTTCTTTCTTCTTTTCAGCAGGGGTTTTACCCTTGCTTGCAGTAGCTTCTCTTAGGAATTGTGTAAAATTCATTAACCCCAGTCCTTTGCAACAGTGAAGTTAGCCCTAGAAAACTCTAGTCTATCAACAAGTTTGAGTGCAGCACCTTCTTTAATTGCTACGAATCCTTCTGGAGCCGTTGCTCGGTAACCACCCTCGTCTTCGATGAAGGTACCAACACCTTCTATCTTATTAAGTTTACTAATGATGAGAACCTTAGCATCCATCAGGTTTTTAAAACCATCTAGTGCTGAGAACATCACAGATTTATTAGTATTTAGGTATTTAAGACTCTTGTCTTTCCTTTCTTCCCACATCTTCTTTGCTTTAGCAGTCTTCTTCTTAGCAATCTCCTTCTGATATCTATCCTCTACGAAGATAGAGAAACCCTTTGCCATAGATGCAGAGGTAGTTGGTATCTTACCCCCTTTAATGACTTGGTTAAAGTAGATCTTGAAGAGTGCATTGTGTGCGAAAGTACCACTCTCATTCTGAATAGTATTAAGGAACCTAGCACCTGCTCTGAGATTTCTCTTAGCAGAACTAACATGCCTTTCAACGAGTGCCTTCTCAGTAGTGCTTAGGTTTGCTATCCCATTGACATTGGTAAACTCTGAAGAGAATACTGCAACGTCCTTGACTCCTTGCAGATGATTGACATTACATCCAAAGGATGCTGCCATCTCAGCAACTGATTCACCACCCTTATAAGTGGTATGGAATACTATACCTAGTTTAGATTCTCCTACCTTCTTACCCATGACAGTATTAGACTCAACACAGTAAGTAATAGTGTTAGGTTTAAACTTATAGCATGGTTTACCACACATCACCACCTTAGATGGTGTCTCTGTGTATAGAAGGTCACCTTGGATGACTCCCTCAATAGGTAGTTTAATTAACTGATTATAACACTGCTTAAGAATCTTATTTAAGACTCCTTCGTAATGTATATCAATCATCTCTTCGTTGTATCCTATCTTAGGATCAGTCTTATTAAAGACTGACTTAGTACCAACGAAAAACATACCTGTTGAGGGATCTCTTCCACATATAATAGCAGGTGCACCGTCCCATTTGACAGTCACCTTAGTGTCACCACCACCGTGTCCAGTGGTAAGCATATGCTTTAGAGACTCTAGAAAGTTGACAGCATTATTTGCACCAGCATATCCCTGGTTAAATATGTCATCCTCCAAGTGCTCTAAGTGTGTATTCTTTGCCATGTGTTAAGAAAATTAAAGGGAGTCTCCCATCTCAATGATTCGGACTTCCCTTTGTATTTATTATAGCAGCAGACACCCCTTCTAGGGGTGAAAGTGGACACTTATTATACTGGTTGTGACACCAGTGCCTTAAATTCCTTAGTCATACCAGCAAAGAACTGGGGGTAAGCAGCGAAGTCACCCTTGTATCTCAGTTCTATATCAAGTATGGGTGTCTTACCTTTACTTAAGGTAAAGAATACCTTAGCAGCCTTCCTTCTGAATGTATCCTCTGTGTTTAACGTAATGGTAGTAGGTTCCTTCTTAAGTTTTATGATGGCAATCATAATACTACTGAGCTCAGATACATGTGCTGTTGCTACTGATGGTATCAAATCATTATCCACTGTACCTATACCTTCACAGAGTAAGAATTCAAACTCTTTCTTATCCCATAATGCTTTTGGAAACTCATCATACATCTCTAGTTTCAATACCCTATTAAGCATAGTGTCTGCTAGGGTCTCTTTCACCTTGGGTTTATTCATTATATCAAGGAAACCTTGATACAAACCATTTAATACACCACCTTTACTCTGTAACTTCTCGTTAACATACTTCCTAAACTCATCCTGTTTACCTTTAGAGTCTGTCTTCTTTATTATACCGTCAGCATCTGCTAGATCTTGGTCACTCTTCAGGTTAATTAGAAATATATTCTCAGATGTACCATTAGCCTTCTTCCTTGCTACCTTCATCTTCCATAGTACCTCAGCATCAGATAGTGATGTCAAGGGATTCAGTGAGGAGATGCCCTTACTCTTCATAGCAGGTGAGCTAGCAAATCCAAACAGAGGACCACCCTTGGTACATGCTTCCTTTATAACATTAGCAAACCACTTAACTCTATGCTCCTGTATCTCTTTCTTTGCACCCTCTAGTCCATCAGCCTGAATGTATGCAGAGAATGCATTGTTAATTAGAGTAGGACTCTGTGCTGTTGTCTTTGGTTTCTTCTTTAATGATACTCCAATATAAGTCTTTCCATACTTCATTATGACATCACTGGAGTTATAGTCTGCCATCCCCACGTGCTTCAACTTGAAGTCAGCTACATCACTATGCCATTTATTACCTGTCAAATATACTTTATCTGGTGTACCTCTACTACCTCTTGCACCCAACACAGCAGAGGATGCTGCTGCTAGGTCAGAATATATTGCTTTAATCTTATTAGAATCCTTACCCTCTAGGTCAACTGCCTTAAGCATACCATTCTTAGTAGCATTACCAGCAGCATCTAGTACTTTATCTCCTGCTAGATTTGCCTGAGCAAGGGACATTAATTCTTGAAATTTAGATTGGTCGGAGGCAGCAGCAGTTATTGTAGTCTTATCAATCAATGCTAAACCTGCAAACAATCCTTCCGACGGTTCGTAAGCCATTAAAAAAGAGGGAGATCAGTCCCTCTTATTTATTAGTGGGGGAGGTTGGATTCCTGTATACCAACAAAGAACGGGCATTACTACAGTAGTAAATTTTACGTCCTTGCCTGAGACCC